AGTATATGGCAGGTGATGGTATGCCACAGGCTACTAACCGTGTGTCTGGCAAGGCTATGAAGAACCTAGGTAGAGGTGAAGACTACAGAGGCACAGCACTCGGACTACAGCAATGGTATGCTGACAGTGCGAACATCAACGACTCGACTGAGGACTTACTGTCAGGTGAAACTGGCTCTCGTTTGAAGATGTGGACTGTTGTTGCTCAGCTTGGTGGCTCAATCGCCACTGCTGGTATCAACCTTGTCTCTATGGCTACACACTCTATTCCTTACCTCGGCACTTACAACGAGGCTAGAGGGTTTGGAGGCGGGTTCGGAATCAGTAACGCCACTATGGAAATGCAGATTGCCGCTCGTAACATGGGTGATCGTAAACTAGCAGACGCTGTATATGTCAATAGACTAGCGAGTAATGAAGCTCTGCGGAAGAAACATAAGATAACTGAGGATGAGGCATTGTTCCTAGCAGACGCCACATCAGAAGGTGTTCTACAAGCGGCACAAGCTAACGCTCTAGTTGGTACAGCAAGGGGTGGAATCAATAGCAACAAGCTACAAGGCGCAATCAAACTGTGGATGGGTATGTTCTCATACACAGAGCAACTCAACCGTAGAGCCACGGCTTTGGCGGGCTATCGTCTGCATATGAAGCGGGCTATTGCTGGCACACCTAACTTCGACAGTCTAACAACTGAGCAGAAGAATGAACTACTAACAGAGTTTAGGGCAGAGGCCACTGCGTTTGCTCGTACTGCTGTGAATACTTCGCAGGGTGAATACGGCATGTTTAACCGCCCAGAGATGGCGCGTGGCAACGTGGGTCAGTATCTGTTTATCTATAAGCAGTTCTCTATCATCACAATTCAGATGCTAAAAGGTCTGAGTCCTCAAGGTAGACTGTACTTTATCGGTATGCTTGTGCTTATGTCCGGACTTAAAGGTCTACCATTCGCAGATGACCTAGCTGATTTGATTGACACACTCATGCAGAAGTTTGGCATCACATCGGCGGGCGTAGAGGAATCTCTTATCACGCTGTTTGAAGACCTAGCCCCAGGCTCTGCAAAGTTCATCATGCGAGGCGGGCTAGACCAGATTGCGGCAGGTACATTCTCAACCCGACTAGGCTTTGGGGATATGCTTCCGTTGACTGGTGCGGGTAGGGCTGGCGCTGATACAGGTCGAGAGCTTGAGAACTTCTTCGGGCCTATTTGGTCTGGTGTTGAAGGTGCGTTTGTTACAGCAGGAAACCTAACTAAGTATGGTGCAGGTGCAGTCGGTCTTAGAGACCAGACACTGACGCTAACTGAAGCATTCCGCGAATCACCAATAGCCGCCATGCGCGGCATAGTAGACGCATCTACTTATTATGATTCTGGCGTAGTGACAAACTCGCAAGGCAAAGTCATAGACCCTTCCGCTAGTTGGGGGCAGATACTCTTTAGGGCGGCAGGTTTCTATCCTGCTGTAGCCACAAGAGAGAACGACATCGTAAGATTGGGTAAGTACAAGGCTGACTATATCAAGGCACTTCGGGCTGACTACACTGCGGCCTATGTAAAAGCGTCTGTTGAGGATGATCTAGACCGTATGCTAGACATTGAGATGATGGTCATGGACTGGAATGATATCCACGCTAACACTGCGTTTGAGTTCAAAGACTTTAGGTCTAGAGCAAAGCGGTCTGCTAAGTCTGCCAAGATGCCTACAGGCCAGAGGTACTTGAAGACTGCGCCTACCAATATACGTTCTGACCTGCAAATACTTATGGAAATATACGGACTAAATGATGAAGGCTTTTAGTCTTTGATAACTTGAAGCTGACCGTAAGCTAAGTCATCTGCCGCTACATCTGCACTTTCTAACAAACTCTGGAAACGTGGATGTGTCAGATTAAATCCAATCACATAAGACTGCGCCAGTTTAATTGGCGTGTCCTTACCAAGGGATGCTTTCTCTGACTTGGGTGTGGCTACTACGTTCTCCTCAGCAAGTTCCTGTTTGAATGACTTGTAGTCAGCTCCTCGCACTGACAACCATTTGCGGAAGTGAGTGCGGTCAACCATCATAGTACCCTTGTCAAACGGATCAGCCGCAGACTTACGGAATACATCAAGGCGAACTCTTACATCGCCCCTTGGTATACGGCTATAATCTGGCTGTGGTTTCTGACCTGAGGTGTGCATTACAGTAACCTGTGCGTCTGCACTATCAGCCATGTACTCTGCGATAAGATCGAATGAGTCCACTTGGTTTTCCTGTACAGTCCTACGGATAGCACCAATCTGTGCCAGTACCCACTCGGTTGCTTGGCGGTAGTCGAACTTTATCAAGCCCCAGTCATTTGCCAGTTTCAAACCTAGGTCTGCTAAGATGATAGACTGTTCCCAATACCGTTCTTCACCGCTGAATCTAGCTTTGTATTTACTGTGGAATGTATTGGTAGCCTCTGCTATCGCCGCATTGATACCGTCCTCGCCCATCTCTACTAGGTTCTTTATATACAGCCTACCTGCGTGACCATAGTTAGCGTGGATTGCTTCGTATATCTTACGCCCTGCTTCTGAGTTCCTTGTGAAGATAGCACTCTGCGGTACTGTCACCTCTAACATACGAGCCATCTGAGCGTCTGTGTCTAGTCCTGATGCAATCAGTTTACTCTGTAGAGATTTGTTAGTGGACACCATGACAGGTGTAGCCCAAGTCTTAGAGTCACGCTCTTCTGCGTTACGGTTGAGCCTAGCCTTATCCCTGCCTTGAGATACCCAATAGCAGAAGTCACCGACTTCTTTGTCTTGCATCATGGTAACTTCGTCGATGGTTAACGGAAGGTTAGCGTATGTACCAAGTCGTGAGAACAGGCTGTTCTGTGTGTACTTAGCCGCAAAGTGTAGCTTGTCGGGGTCGCCATATATAGACTGCGCCCAATACTGCGCCAGTGTTTTACCTCCACCTGTTGCACCATACAGGGATATAGTCAGACCTTTGAGGCCAGTGAAATTATATAGTGGTGCTGAGAAGCCTACGCCTAACGCAAACATGTGCGCCTTGAGGTCAGCCTTCTCCATTATAGATGTAAGGGTAGCCCAAGATTCTAGCGTTCCCTTTACTGGGTACAACTCGTTGCCTTGACGCTGTACTCCTGCTGATAGATTAATGTTTTCTTCTTCGACTGCACCATTAGCGTCTCGCTTAATTAGTGTGTCGCCTATAACAAATGCCGTGTTCTTTTCTTTCCATCCCATAGTTGAGTAGAGGTTGGTCATGGCACGGATTTGTCTAAGCTCTTCCATATATGACCGCATCATAAGTTGAAAATACTCCGTTTGCCTTTTGTTATATAGGACAATACCTTGGTCTGCTATCGCTGTAGCGAACTCACGACTGCCCTCTGCTAGATACGCCTGTCTTAGCGAAATCTCTTGCCACCCCATGTGTGGTCTATTCCAATGAAACCTCACAGTCTCATAGCCTAGCGAGTGGTCTAGTCCATACCCAACTGGGTATATGTCGAACTTGCATACATCTATATCGGTATCGTCTATAGTAACTTTGATGCCATCCACTGTACGCTTGAATGGTTTAGGCATAGGGATAGCATTAGCAACACTATCTAACGCCTTCTGTGGAACAGCCACCTCTTGATACTGCACCCCAAGTCTGGCAGGCGAACCGATTTTGCCTTTGAACTTACAGCCTCTGCACCCATTAGGGCGGTCTGCTTCAAACTTCGCACATGTTGTTGGCCCTGTTGTGGACTGCCTCCAGTGAGCAAGTTTGTGTAAGGTAGTCTTCTCATCATACGACGGATGCTGATTGCTCCACTCCTTTGCTGTAGATTCTGGGTCGATACAATGTGCCGCTACACCAATGATGTCATACCATAGTGGCTCATCTACATCCCCTTGGTTAGCTATAGCCCATTCAATCTGCTTACACTTACTTGCTACTACAGAGCCGACAGCAGGTGGGAAATCTTGCTTGACTGCTAGATTATCCAGCAACGTGCTCTCACGAGTGCGATCTATACTGGCTGCAGCTGAGGGCTTGAAGTAATAACTTAGACAATCCCGCAATGTCTGAACGCTTACTGGCTCAGCATCTACAAGCATCTTAACTTCGTTACCACCCTTGGTGTTTATAGTACCAACAGGACGCAAGACTCTTGCGCTGTCAGCAGGTACAGCAGGGTCAACCTCAAAGCCTTTTGCTACACAGGCTTCCTTCAATGCTTCGGCTAGAGGCTTCCATTCCTCTGGCTCTAACTCTGCATCAAGAACCCAATAGGCGTGTAGGCCATTGCCCGAATGAATGATTAGTGGTTTAGGTAAGCGCATCTCAGCGACAAACTTACCTAGTGCAGTTAGTCCTTCCTTCCATGTGGGGAACGGTTTGCCCTCTCCGCAATCCACATCGACAGCAACTAGCTTAGTTGCACGAACATTATCTTGCTTTCTATTACCCTTGGTATTGAAAGCCGACACAGCGAAATAGACATTCTTGTCTGGCTGTGACGATGATAGCCTTATACAGGCTTTAGCGAGTTCTTCTACCGTATCAAAAAAGCCCTGTTGTACTTTGTTATCTGGGCTTATCAGTGTCGTTACATAGTATCCTTCAGACGGTAGAACCCGCTGTAAAAAACTCAGCGTGTCCATTGTTGTTACCTTCACAGTTACGGAAGGGGGCTAAGCCCCCTCCCTTCTACCTTAGTCTTGTTTACCTAAAATCTCAAGAAGCCTTTGGAAACGTTGTTTCTGCTCTATGGCAATAACCTCTGGTTGAGGCCACCCATCAGACATGACTGTAAGTAATTCCCTAAGTGTATCACGAACTTTCTCATCGTTCTTTTTACGGATGGCTTTGCCCTGTACCCATCCATAGTAAGTCATCCGTGATACGCCAAGTAACTCAGCCATGTTGCCTGTAGTCAGTAGCATATGTTTCCGCAACGCTTCTACTTTCGTGAAGTTGAGTGGCGGAATATTAGTCATCAGCTACATCCCCCACAAGAGCCGCAATCTCAGCGGCTAAATCATCAGCCTGTCCATTAGCCACTGGTGCGGCCTTAGGTTCTTCAACTACCTTAGGGGCAGGTGTAGGCTCTTCGACTTTCTTTGCACCAAATCCTTTTACAGGAGCAGGTTTATCCACAGGCTCAGGTGCGACTGGCTCTGGTGTAGGCGCAGTGACTACAGGCTCAGGCTTCTTCTCTATAACCGGCACTTCAGCAGGCTTACTAGCAGGAGCAAGTTCTCCTGTGATAGTCTTGACCTCATCAGTTCCAAACAGCTTATCCACAGCTTGTTGTGTATGCTCATCGTTGAAGCCACCAAATCCAAACTGTAGTTTCGGGAAGGAAGCACTGGTATCAAATGATACTTTAGTACGCACAATCTCAGGGGCGATGCCTCTTACTGACAACTCCTTCTGGTATGAGTTGAGTCCTTTCAGCGCCGCAGGTGTAACTTGTAGTAAGTAAATTGAACCATCGGGGTCATCAGCCGCTACGATAGCTAATCGCTTTTGGTCAGCACAGGCTTTAATCTGTTGCCCTTGGGGTGTCACCTTAGAACCCCATGCGTTTTGTGGGCATGAAGCACACAAATCATTCTGCGAATTACTACTGTCAGTATGTGGGCTAATGCCATCAAGTGAGAAACAGTCTGGAGCAGTTGACTCTGCATCTGGTGTCCATGCTTTCTCGTACCATGTCTTCGATAGCTTGGGGTTAGCCCCTACAATCACAGCTTCTAGTACGTTGCTGTCAAGCACAGTCTCATTCTTACCCTCGACAATACGAAAGCGTGAGCCTTTGATTGAGATTCGTGGGTATGCGTCACCTCCTTCATTAGCCATGCCACCCATCAAAGAGTCTGCTAGTGCAGAAGGTTTACCAATTTTATCAGCCAAGTGCGCGGGTACTTGGATATTGGTTGGGATAATATCGTTCATAATTTTCTCCTAGTCTTCAATTTTAGTTGCAGGTTTACGGACGTTTACATCAATGCGTGTTCCGTAATTCACGCCTGACGGTACAGCTTTATGCTGATCTATATAGCCTCGGACAGCGTTCTTGCTTATCCGTTTCTCTAGCATGTCGTATGCGTCATTCTCTTTAATGAAAGATAAGACAGCATCCCAATCGGCTACATTCGCGTAGTCATTGGTTGTTACAAAAGCAGTACCGTGGTTCGTCTTGAATGACGTAACACCATCATTATCAGCCTTCGTCTTAATCCACGCTTCAAGTTTCGACATCTTGTCTTTGAGTTCCTTGACCTGATCCTTAATCTCAGCTTCAAGAGCCTCCTTCTGATTGCGATACTTGAGGTACGCTTCAATCACTTGGTCTACATTGAGACTCATATCGTCACCTCGTTTCTTGCTGTATCAAATCAAGCAGTATGCCTTGTAGCTTCTGCTTATTCTTGAGCCGCTCATACATCCGATACTCAACTTCGGTAGCTTCGATATGCACGACATTCGATACATGTTTTTTACCTATTCGCTCTATACGACCATTCGCCTGAACGTATTGTTCGTTGCTTGTTACTGGCCCATACCAAATCACTGTCGATGCAGATGTTAAGGTTAGTCCATGAGCCATAGTCGCAGGGTGAGCGATTAATACATGCGGGTCTTTAGAGTTCTGGAAGTTCTGGAATATCTCGTTGCGCTTCTTAGCGGATACTTCTCCGTTTACAACGCCAACAGTCCAGTCCTTGCTTAACTCTCGCTCCAACATGCGTAGTGTTCCTGTTAGTGGTACGAACACAATTACCTTACCGCCTACTTCATTTATTACCTCCTTCACAATGTTAACTCTTGGGGAACAATCCAGTTCTATGTTGCG